GACAACAGATAGGTCGTTACCTACAACACTTCGGATGGAAGCCAGAGACCTTTACAGAGAAAGGACAGCCAATCGTTGATGAGAGCGTTCTTAACAAGGTGAAGGGTATACCGGAAGCGGAGCTTATTGGTGAGTACCTTATGGTACAAAAGCGTATCGCACAGATACAGAGTTGGCTGGACGCAGTTAAGGAAGACGGAAGAGTCCACGGTTATGTCAACGCCAATGGTGCGGTAACAGGAAGAATGACACACTCAAGCCCCAACGTGGCTCAAGTACCGGCAGGTAATGCACCCTACGGTAAACAGTGCAGAGAGGTTTGGACAGTACCTACAGGCTACAAGTTGGTAGGTATGGACGCAAGCGGATTGGAGTTACGTATGCTTGCACACTATATGAACGATGAGGCATACACAAATGAAATACTCACGGGAGATATTCACACGGCAAACCAGTTGGCTGCTGGCCTTGAAACTAGAAATCAAGCAAAGACTTTTATCTACGCTTTCCTTTACGGCGCAGGAGATTCAAAAATCGGAAGCATCGTCGGAGGAACTGCAAAGGATGGTAAACGACTTAAGGAAAAGTTCCTACGAAATACGCCAGCTCTTAGAACACTACGAGAACGAGTTGGAGTGGCTTCAGGAAGAGGTTATGTTCTTGGCTTGGATGGACGAAGGGTCGCTGTACGGTCAGAACACGCGGCATTAAACACTCTCTTACAGAGCGCAGGTGCAATCGTTATGAAGAAAGCACTGTGCATACTGGATGAGTACGCCACGTTGTACGGCATTGATTACAAGTTTATAGGAAACATACACGATGAAATCCAGACGGAGGTTGCAGAAAAGGACGCAGACTGGTTTGGCAAGTTGGCAGCATCATGTGTTGAAGCAGCAGGACTCCACTTCAAACTCAACTGCCCTCTCGCCGGAGACTATCAAATCGGAACCGACTGGAGCCAGACACACTAAACAAGGTGATAAGAATGAACTATAACAGACAACTTGAAGATAAGACTAGATTGACAATTAATGGTAAGCGTTACCGGGTAGGCAATCCGAACCACCCACACTACGAACTATACAAGAAGCACGGCATCGACGCAGTACTTGAGGTCATGGGCTTGATTGAGGATAAACAACAGGATACATTCCCTTGGGGTAGTATATTCTTTCTCTCAGCTCTCGCAGGTTTGATTGCTTGTTTCACATTCTTCGGGGAATAAAATGTGGATACTACCAAAGAATTACCCACTGTCGTCGCATTTTGTGCAGGATATGGTGGAATCGAAAGAGGACTTGACCTTGCCGGGGTTGAACATCGAGTCGTCGCTTATGTTGAAATCGAAGCCTTCGCCATTGCGAACTTGGTGTCGAAGATGGAAGCCGGACTCTTACCTCCCGCACCTATTTACACGGATATTAAAACCTTCCCATCGCACTTGTTTCGAGGAAAAGTTAGCATCCTCACTGGCGGTTATCCCTGCCAACCATTCAGTGCAGCAGGAAAGCGAAAAGGAACAGATGACCCAAGACACTTGTGGCCTCACATCAGGAGGCACATTGAAGCAATTAGACCTATTCAGTGCTTCTTTGAAAACGTCGAAGGACATATCTCGCTTGGACTCTCCACAGTTGTCAGCGACTTGGAAGAAGATGGTTATAGAGCAGCGTGGGGAATATTCTCAGCGCGTGAAGTCGATGCTCCGCACCAAAGAAAAAGAGTCTATATCTTGGCCAACTCCGACAACACAAGACTCAGACAAAGCAAACAAGCAAATGAGACACAATCATCAAAACGGCTTGACAGCGGTAGTGTTTCACAGAGAAAAAATTTGGCCTACACCGACAGCGCACTTGGGACAGGAGGGAGCATACCCAGCGGAGTACACAAGGAACACGCCGAGCTTGACAGCGGCAGCAACACAAGCAGATGGATTGCCACATTCAAGTGGCCGACTGAACCCAGAGTGGGTAGAGTGGTTGATGGGGGTTCCCACAGGGTGGACAGGCTTAGACTCTTGGGTAACGGAGTAGTGCCTCAGACAGCGGCAAAAGCCTATATAACATTAACGGAGAGAATAACATGAAGCCTAACAAAGCGGATAGGAAGAAGTTTGATTTAGACTTGGCATACGGCGAGGTACGGGAAGACAAGATAGCCGACATGTTGCAGAACAAGAAGATAGAAGTTAAGTCCGAGAAGGATATGTGGCAGAAGACTGGTAACATCTGCATTGAGTACCAGTCGTGGGGTAAGCCATCAGGCATAGCAGCAACGGAGTCGGACTACTGGTTCCATAACCTGTGCATAGGGGACGATGAGTACTGTACCTTGGTGTTTGATACAAAGGTATTGAAGAAGATAGTAAACGGTTTGGATACGTTCAGAACAGTATCAGGCGGCGACAACAACGCAAGCCGGATGTTCTTGGTAAACTTACAGAAGCTATTCTCAACGGATGTGATTAAAGCATTCAAGGAACTCGAAGATGAAAAAGACTGAGACTTTAGTTAAAGACATCTACAAGATGATGGAGACAAAGGACGCTGACCCCAACGTGGACGTAGAGGCTGAGATTGAGAAGTTCGGTGAAGCAGTCAAGGACTTAATGCGTACTGAGTTCGGCAGGGAGAAGCGACAAGACAAACGGACGCTAAGGTTGTCTAACATTGGACGCACAGACCGTTACCTTTGGAACGTAGTCGCAGGTACAGAGAAGGAAGAGCTAGAGCCACACACGTACGTTAAGTTCATGTACGGACATCTAATTGAAGAGATGCTGTTATTCTTAACACGTATGGCAGGGCACACAGTAACCGACGAGCAGAAGCGTTGTGAGGTGGAAGGTATCCGAGGCTCAATGGACTGTAAGATTGACGGTGTAGTTACCGACGTTAAGTCAGCCAGTAGTTTTGGGTTTAAGAAGTTTAAGGAAGGTAAGATACTGAACGACGACCCCTTCGGTTACGTTGACCAGATTAAAGCCTACGCCCACTCGGAAGGTGCTACAGAGATTGGTTGGCTGGCGATGGACAAGACCAACGGACATCTTACGTTCTTGAAGTACGACTTGAACGACCCAAAGGTTGCAGGGGTTATAGAGTTTGACGGTACGATTGTTGATAGGGTGAAGCACTTGAAGGAGATGGTAAACAAACCAGAACCTAACTACTTATGTCACCAGCCGGAGCCGGAAGGCAAGTCAGGTAACATGAAGTTAGCAATGGGTTGTTCTTACTGTCAATACAAAAAGCATTGCTATCCTGACCTACGGTTGTTCAACTACTCCTACGCACCAAAGTACTTGTGTAAGGTAGTCAAAGAGCCAAACGTACAGGAGCTGAAAATCAAATGAGTAAGAATAAGAAAAATGGTAGGTTCCGGTCAGGCTTAGAGTCAGCTTTATATGACCAACTCAACAAAGAGTTTGAATACGAACCGTACAGACTGCCCTACACTATACACAGGAAGTACGTACCGGACTTTGTACATGACGGTAAGAAGATACTAATTGAGGCTAAGGGTTACTTCAGGGTAGGAGACACACAAAAGTACACCTCCATCCGAGACTCAATGCCAGAGTGGGAGTTAGTGTTTGTCTTATCAGACCCGTACAAGAAGGTGCGTAAGGGCAGTAAGATGACTATGGGACAGTGGTGCGAGAAGGAAGGCTTTGCTCACTTCACTGTAAAGACTACTAAGGAATTACTAAAGTATGTGAGGGATAAATAAGATGTCGTTTGAAGAATACAAGGAACAGTTCCTACGCGACCACGACGAGATAATGGTACTGGAAGTGCTAGAGATTAACAGTGAGGAACTGTTAGAAGCATTTGAAGATAGACTGATTAGATATAGAGAGGATAGCTATGAGCATTAATGACGCAACACCAGAGATGTGGGATAGACTAAAGTATGAAAAAAGGTACAAGGCGTTGGTAGAGGAAGAGCAGCAGTTAGAGATGGAGAACGACGAGTGGCTGACTGATTATGACCCTGTAGAAAGCCCAGTACATTACAACACAGGTTCCATAGAGTGTATCGAGGCTATCAAAGCTAGTATGTCCGACACAGAGTTCAAAGGCTACCTCAAGGGTAATGCTATGAAGTACCTCTGGCGTTATGACTACAAGGGTAAGCCTGTAGAAGATTTACAGAAGGCTCAGTGGTACTTAGCACGTTTGACCGAGGAGATAGAGTAATGGCACTTAACATAGCAACTTGGAAAATAATTAGCGTAACTAACGCGATACAGGAGTTAGCGTGGTTACTCGGAGACGATGTAGATTATAACGATGTTCTTACTTCTCTTCAGGTCTCTGCTCTTATTTCCCCAAAACTAGCAAGTGACGTAGATGAAATTAACTTCTATGTACATCATAAGTACGGTGATGATGATTACATCGAGGAAGAACACTTAGGTTGTCAGAACTTTCCTGTTTGTGACACAGAAGGTTGCGGAGGTGGTAAATAATGGCACAAGGGCAGACACACGGCGGTAAGGGTTCAGCAGTGCGCCCTACTGACAAGAAGAAGTACGAGAACAATTATGACGCTATCTTCGGTAAGAAGAACAAGGACAAGGAGAAGAAACAAGATGACAACACAAAGAAAAGTTAGCTACGAGTTCATCGCCCACCCTTATGATTGTGAGTTAGGTGCCTCTCCAAACACCACACTTAGTTTAGTCATACACGACAGAGACATTACATTGCCAGAGATGTACGAGCAGTTTGAATACTTTTTAAAGGCCGCAGGCTATAACCCAACAAGGGAAGAAGATTAATGGATAAATACCAACAGTTCATACACAAGTCACGTTACGCGCGCTGGATTAAAGAGGAAGGCCGTCGTGAGACGTGGGAGGAGACAGTACAACGATATGTCGATTTTTGGGCAGAACGTGGACAGATTGATAGCAAAGTGTCGAAGAAACTGTATAACGCTATCTACAACCTAGAAGTTATGCCGTCAATGCGCTGTCTTATGACTGCCGGTGTAGCCTTGGACAAGGACAACGTAGCAGGCTTTAACTGTAGTTACCTAGCCATTGACTCACCACGTAGCTTTGACGAGCTTATGTACGTACTTATGTGCGGTACTGGTGTAGGGTTCAGTGTTGAACGTAACTTCATTACCAAGCTACCTGTCGTTGCTGAGTCCTTCCATAAGACTGACACAACGATTGTAGTGGGCGACAGTAAGGTAGGATGGGCATCAGCATTCCGTGAGCTTATCGCTATGCTGTACGCAGGTAAGATACCTAACTGGGATATGTCAAAGGTACGACCCGCAGGTGCAAGACTAGAGACATTCGGTGGCCGAGCGTCAGGGGCACAACCGTTGGAGGACTTGTTCCACTTCTGTGTTGATGTCTTCCGCAAGGCAGAGGGACGTAAGCTAACCAGCCTTGAATGTCACGATGTAGTGTGTAAGGTTGCTGACATTGTAGTTGTGGGTGGTGTAAGACGTTCAGCTTTGATTAGCTTGTCAAACCTCTCAGACGGACGTATGGCGAAGGCTAAGTCAGGAGCATGGTGGGAGCTTAACGGACACCGTAGACTGGCTAACAACAGCGTAGCGTACACAGAGAAGCCAGACTTCGAGGCGTTCCTCAATGAGATGCAGACATTGTACGAGTCTAAGTCAGGTGAACGTGGTTTGTTTAGTCGTGTAGCAGCACAGAAGATTGCAGCTAGGAATGGCCGTCGTGACCCTAACTATGACTTCGGTACTAACCCTTGCTCTGAGATTATCCTACGTAGTAATCAGTTCTGTAACTTGTCAGAGATTGTAGTACGAGAGGATGACACGGAAGAGACGTTGAAAGCTAAGGCGGAAGTAGCGGCCATCATTGGTACACTACAGGCTACCCTGACTGACTTCAGATATTTACGTAACATCTGGAAGAAGAACACAGAGGAAGAGGCTTTACTGGGCGTGAGTATGACAGGTATCATGGACAACAAACTGTTAAGCACACCTAACTCACCGCATTGTGAAGTGGTGTTGGAGAATGTGAGAAATGTTGCTATTGAAACTAATAAGAAGTGGGCTAAGAAACTTGGCATCAATCAGTCTACTGCCGTTACTGCTGTTAAACCGAGTGGTACTGTGTCTCAGCTTGTCGATAGTGCTAGTGGCATCCATCCTCGCTTCTCTAAGCATTACATTAGACGGGTACGTTCGGACAAGAAAGACCCGCTTGCAGTCTTCATGTCAGCCGCAGGATTCCCTGTAGAAGATGATGTGATGTCTGATTCGTCATCGGTGTTTAGCTTCCCTGTCAAGGCACCAGAGACCAGTGTGACGGTCAGTGACGTAGGTGCAATGCACCAGCTAGAGCTTTGGAAGATGTACCAGAATCATTGGTGTGAGCATAAGCCAAGTATCACAGTATACTACACTGACAGCGAGTTCCTTCAGGTAGCTCAGTGGATTTGGGATAACTTTGACTTGTGTAGTGGAATTAGTTTGTTGCCTGTTAGTGAACATACGTATCAGCAAGCTCCTTATGAGGACATCAGTGCTGAACAGTATGAGGAAGTGTTAGCGTCAATGCCAAAAGATATTAACTGGTCTGACCTGCAATACTTTGAGCAGGAAGACAACACAACCGGCTCACAGGAACTAGCGTGTACCGGCGGTGCTTGTGAGATAGTTTAAATTAACAGCTGTATACGGCGTATTAGTACCTAAACAGCAACTTTAGTAAACTTGGGGGTCATTGCGACCCCCTTTTTACGTCTATTGGTTTTCTAATTCAACTCTAAGTTGTGCTGATTCATATTCATTCATACCACGAACGACATCATCAATAAGTAAAGTAGCGGCTTTCTCCATAGCGTCAGTAGATTTAAACTTAGTTTTCTCAAACGCTAGTAAACGGTTTACTGCTTTAGGGTTGTAAGCCGCCTTAGCTAGGAACACCGGAGCCATCAGGATAGCGCCTAAAGTAAAGGCACCGCCTATTAAACCTCCGGTTACCCCTCCTATACCTGTTGCAGTTGCCGCTGTACCTATCTGACCGCCTGTAGCCTGTCGAGCCGCTGAGTATTCTTTACCACGTAGGAACAGAGTACCCACGTTACCGTCAGGAGTCTTACTAGCTTCGTTCATCAGGTTCATTAACTGCTTAACTCTAGGGTAGTCCTTACCTGTAACTGTCTTTAGCATATCATCGTACTGAGGCTTATTATACTTCGCGGCTAGACGAGCATAGTTAGACATATCAAATGTAGGGTCATCAGCATCGGGGAATAAGCCTTTTAGATAACCTGTCTTAATAGCCTCTTTAGCTTCTTTAGGGCTGTTGTAAGCCACCTCGGAAGGTAGTCCGCGCCGTGCGCCTAGTTGCTTATAAGACTCGTCGATACTGCCCATAAACGCCCTAACCTTACTCACGTTAGATTGTTGTAGTAACATTCTGCCTAATGAGTCGTAGTCCCCTGCTTCAGCGGCACGTAGTGTAGTTGCCGTTATTTTAGGCATGAGGCTGTCCATAGAATCTTTGTAGGTCTTTTTTAAAGCAAGGTACTCTTTAGCCGCTTTAGGGTCTGCCTGTGTTAGTACTCTTTGGAAGGCAGTTCTCATTTCATCCACAGCGTCCCCTAGTTGTTGCGCGGCTAGAGTATCCGTAGTAGTACCGCCTTGTGCCCGTAGTGCGCGTATTTCAGCGTTAAGCGCCTTGTCAAGAGACAGGAAATCCTTAGCTGACATATTAGGCAAAGACAACACACCTTGTAGTTTATTCTCCAAGAAGTCACGAGCCAGCGGTCTTAGGGAAGATTCTTTGACAGCCTTATCTCCTAACTCGTCTACAGCCAACATTGTGTTCTTGTTTAAAAACTTCTCTATTGCTTTCTTAACCGGAGTAGTATTAACGACTTTGTTAGAGACTGTAGATTGTATCTCTCCCAAAGCATCACCGTAGGTCTGACTCAAAGCACTACGTCCTGCCTCAACAATAGAATACATTGTCTCACCTACTTCACGCGGGGTTGCTCCGCCTCTCATATCACTTCTGTTAATCACATCAGTTAAGGCAGAACGTGCCGCGTCGTTGGCTTTAGTCATCTGTTTGGCAGTAGCCTGTTCAGACACCAGACCGGACTGGCCTATCTTCTCTGAGAATATCTCCAGAGCGTTGGCTTGTCCTGTCTGTGAGCGTGAGAAACTTGCGCCTCCTTCCTGTAGTATGTTCTGGGAAGCCTGTAAAGACTCACGAGAGCCTGTAGCTTGTCCTTCTCTAGCTTTCTTCAGGATAAGTTCAGCGGTTTCTTCGGGCGTGTGACCCAGTGCTTTCTTACCTAATATCCAAGCAGACTTCAATCCCTTACCGCCCAACAACATAGCGACATCAAACTGAGCAGAGTCTAAAGATTTTTCAACAGCGTCATGGAAGTCAATGTCTTCCTGCGTCAAAGCATCGGAAGCAACTGTACCGCCAAACGTACCCATGGCTCCTCCAACAACACCGGAGAGTCCAATTATAAAAGGGTTAGCCGTAGGAGCCGCTAGTTTCATACCTGCAAGAGAACCTGCAATACCACCGGGAATGTCTAGGTTTTCTTTCAGGAACTGACCTACATCTACTCCTTCACCTATAGCTCCGATACCACGTTCTTTTACAACAAAGTCAGCCTCTGTTGCTTCGTTGTTGCGTATGAGTAGTTCTTTAAGCCTTGCTTGTGTCATATCAGTAGGCAAATTTTCTATCTCAATAACTCGTCCGGCAGGTAACGTAATTTCTTGCATCATCTTATTACCCTTTTTTTAGGTCATTAAAGTTAATTCTATTCGGGCTGTCTACTTGCACTTCACCCGCAGGGAACATTACGCCAATAGTTGTCTCAAAGTCTTTAAAGGTTTTAGCGTTACGGTAGAGTTCCGCTTTCTTCATAGCGTTGTCTAATTCTTTCTTTAACGTAGCTAGAATACCTTTGTTAGCTTCACTGCCTTTTTCAAGGCCCGCGTAAATGGTTTCAAGACGCTTAGATTCACTATCCGAAATAATACCACCAAAGAAAGGCTTAAGTGACTTCAACATTTCAAGACCAAAGATAATCTCTAGCTCTGCTTTGTCTTTAGGCTTTTTACCAAAGAAGGTTTCTAAACCAGTTCCTATAATGTTTATTGGGCCGCCTGTAGCTACTGTAGACAAAAGGTCTTCAGCTCTCTGTAGGTTAGCGTACTTAGCGTTTATTTCTGGCATCTGTGCGACCATCGCTACACGTTGTTCCTGATAGGTTGTTTCCTGTTTTCTTTCCGAATCAGACTTCAGCTTATAGGCCGCCGCTTCACCTGCTGTTTGTGCGAACTCACCGCCTGTAATCTCTACTCTACCTACAGGTGTAGGAGGGGCACCCGCGCTAAGGGGAGCATAGTTATTCTTTACTTGGCCTGTTTCTTTGCTAAAGGAAGGTATCATAGTGTAACTGTTCTCGTCCTCATCCTCTACAGTATACGTAATACCTTTACCAAAATCGGCGGACATCTTTAAGTCGTCAATAAAGTCATCCATGTTGTCAGGCGTTAGTACACCTTGTAAAGCCAACGCGCCGTATCCTTTATCAGGGTAGGTTCTGTCCAAGTAAGTGGCAAACTGCTGACGTTGTGTCTTCCCTGCGGTTGCTTGAGCTTCCTCTGAACGTAAAGCTTTAATCTTAGCAGCCGTCTTAGCAGCACCAGCAAAATCACCAGTACCTTGTTGTATCTTAGCCAGTTTTGCTAAGTCTTCCGGTTTATTTAAGTTCAGACCAGCCAGCGCTTGACCCATACGTGCTTGAGGCGAAGGGGCACCACCGCTCGCAAGGCTACCTAAGCTACCCTGAAGTCGTTGTGCTTGTTGTTGACCAAACATACCACGGAAACCGGGAGTACCAGCTACAGGCTGTTGTGTTGGAGTAATCTCCGTGAGCATTCTCATTAAATCTTTAGCCATTATGTTTGTCTCCTTTATTAAAAGCTAGTAAGGTCGTCGGTTAATAAAGTATCAGTCATTCCACCGCCAACTGTACCGCCGAGTATAGGATTAACCATAGCACCACCACCACCGGTAGAAGTACCTCCGCCACCAAACATATCACCAATAACAGGTAGACCAGAAAGATAGTCCTGCGCGCCCTCAAAAATACCACTAAACAAACCACCTTGTCCAGAAGCTAAACTGGGCTGGCCTAACGCAGCCGCTGCTATCTGCTCCTGTAGTGTAGCTTCTCTGCCTAACACGCTATCAAGCAAGGAACGCTGCTGTTGTAGTCTCAACTGGTTTGCTAAGTCTTCAGCTTGTAAACGTGTCTCCGAAGCTCTACCACCTAACTGAGCGAGGTACTGTGCGCCAGTCAGCTGCCCACCAGTAGCAAGCTCGGCAGGAGTAGCTGCGGCACCAAAGAGTCCGAGAGCCTGTTGTTGTGGCATATAACCAGCACCTAACAAACCAGTAGCTCCTGCAAGTGATTGCTGTTGTTCAGCTAATGCTTGCTGTCTAGCACCTAAACTAGCTCGTGACATAGCTTCCTGTCGTGCAGTCTCCTGTGCCAGTAACTCAGGAGAAGCACCACCGTAAGCGGCGGAGGAAAGACCTAAGCGACCTTGGGATAGCATACGCTCTTCCAACGCTAGACGCTGACGTTCCTCTTCAGGACGCTGTGTAGCTCGAATCTGTTCAAAGATAGCAGCTTGCTGTGCCGCAGGGTCTTGCCCTACCTGACCAAACAAACCCGCTGCTTGTCCCATTAGCTGGCTTTGTAGAGCCTGCTGCTCAGGAGACAAACCAACGGTTAAACCCCCTTCAGGTGTTGCCGAGACATCAGCTAAAGTACCTGTGACTGTGTAGGGTTTAAACTGAGTAGCTTCCCCTACCTGTCCTGCAAGCCCTGTAAGAGCTGCCTGCTGCTCACGACCTAGCTGTTGAACGTCTTGGATGTTCTCACGTCCTAGGTAGTAATCAGCACCGGCTCTAGCTGCGTCAGTTAAATCAAATAAACTCATTATATTAGTCTCCCTAATAGAGCGTGTATGTCAATTTTTTGAATAGAGAACTGAGCATCATTAATCT